TCTCAACTTCTTGACTTTTGGTTTGATTGACTTCGACTATCTGAAAAGTTTCACAGATGGAATTATGACTGCAATTACCGCACCGTTTGATCTCATCTACAACCTGTTCACTGGTGAGTTTGATATCGTCGATTTGTTTACAAGACCAGTGGCTGCTCTGTTTGATCTTATCACGGGCGGAATCGCATCAACCGTTGAGTATTTGAACAGCACTACAGTTGGTGATCTTTTGATACCAGATGGACTCGCAGAAAGCACCATTAACTTCTTTAGAGGCCTCAAAGTACCAGAGTTTGCAGAGGGTGGTATTGTCAGTGGTTCACCACAAGGTATGATAGCGAGAGTTGCAGAGAACAATCAGGCAGAAGCAATTCTACCTCTCCGTTCTTTCGGTGATCAGTATTTGAAACCAAGTTTAGATTCTGTCTTCAACAAGTATCTTGGTCCTGCGAGCAACATTGGTGCATTAGTTAATAATCTCAGCAATGAAAACTTTGCTCTTGGTGCTTCGCCCGCAGTGAATGTTGTTGCACCACAAACACAAGTCAATGCAAATGCTGGTGGAGGAAACAGAGTTCCAATTATCGCAGCACCACCAGCAAGAGTTCAAGACTCGACCATTTCTCATATGCTCCACAACTCTCATCGGGTTGGGCGAGTATAAAAAAAGGGGACCGGCTAGGCCGATCCCCTAAGAAGAAAGAAGGTCTTTTTAGTCTTCTTGAGAAAGTTTCTCGAAGTAGGACAGAGCATCATCTTGCTCAACCGTCTCGGTTGTTTCGCTCTCATCAGAGCCTGTGCTGATCGTCTGTTCAACGTCTTCAGTGACGCTAGACTTAGAGCCAAACATCTTTTCAGCAAGATCTACGTCTTCTTCTTGAGCAGTCTCAGCCGACGAGGTAGTCGTTACGCCATGAACAACTTTGTCAAACTTTGCTTTGAGTTCTTCATAGGTCTTAAACTCACTCGGTGCAATCAGTTCTTGGAGTGAATGCAAAGAGTTGTAGACTTTTTCGAGTTTAGAATCTTCACCATCAAACAACGAAGATTGGTTATCAAACTTAGACTTGTCATAGTTTCGATAGCCAGAGACTTGGGCTGCTTGAAGCATAAAGTTTGCCCCGTCTTCGAATTCAAACACATTGACAGGATCTTCAGGAGTGAATCCGTCAGGAACTTCGGGTGGCGACAACTTTTCAATGATCTTGTCGTGAATCTTCTTACCATACTCAAACAAGAACACTTTACCCTCATTGTCAGGGTTTGCAGGATCTTTGACAACAAGAATGTTTGAGACATAGCGAAGTTTACGCTTTCGATCACGAGCGATCTTCTTATCACTTTCGATGCCGCTGTTCCAAAGAAGTGTGTTTGCTTCGGAGACAGGATCTTTTTGACCGAGAGTGGTCAAAGACTTTTCAATATACCAGCCGCCTGGTCCTTGAAAAGAATGGCTGAAGATTTGAACCCAAGGAATGTCTTCGTTGCCACAAGCAGGAAGGAAACGAATGATTGCGTAACCATTACCCGACTTGTCACAAGAGAGTTTCCAATAGCGATCATCTTCATACGATTTGGTGGTCTTGGTGTTGATCTTCTCCAGTTCTTTCTGAAGATTGCCAAGATTTTTCTTCTTTCTGTTTTTGTAATCTGCATACGACATAATTTTTTCTCCTTGTATTTGCTGTATATTTTCGTATGTGCTTTAGTATACTATTATTTATTTCTGGATCTCATATTTTTTGAGAATATCCAAGGCTTTTTTGCGAAAACGTTTTGTATCGGTTGAGAAGAATGAACGGTACTTGATGATTTTCTGTGAGTGTTCTTTCCAGACCACATCATCTTTCAGATCAGAATTCAAACGCAAAACAAAACTCATAAGTGAATCGAGAATCAAAAAGGTTTCAACCGAAACATCTTTGCGTAGATACCATTTTAGTACCTCAGGATGGTCACCATTGTTTGATTGAAAGAACTCATCAAACTTCATATTGTTTTCTTCAACAAACTCGCAAATGGAATTAAACTCGCTGTTGAAAACTCTTTCGAGTGAATCCTTTTTTGATCTCCATTTCTTCCATGTGTCTTCAGCATCGGTATCAAATGCGTCACCGATCCAAAGGTCTTCATTCTCTACAATATTTGAAAGTAAGATTTCTTTGATTTCGTTTTCGCTGTATTTCTTCGCCAACTTCTCGAAGTAGTATTTGTCTTTTCGATTTTCATAAGTTGAAACACGACTACGAATCTTACCACCAAATTTCACGAAGTCGTACGACTTTGTTTTGAAGTGTGCCTTCATGGCAACGTACAAAGTGTAAACTTCAAACCCTTTCACTTTGACACTCATTTAAAAGGCAGTTCCGTTTTCTTTGGCAACATGTTGAGATTTCTTGCTTCATTTTCAATCTTCTCCTTGATTGGTTTTGTAAGAAACTTCTTCACTGTTTCAGGCTCAATCTCATGCTCATTACAAATATGTAGCACAGCATCCATGTATGTCATTTTAGTTTTCTTCACACAATCTTCGACCTTTTTTGAAAAGTCTTTTGTATTAACTGTGAATATTGATCCCATTTTGTCTCCCGTATTTTTCTTGATATGTATTAATAATATCTACTAACCGATTTAGACGGTTTAGTTTTTTGGTTCTAAATTTGTAAACAGAGCAAGAGAGATCATCACAAGCCATGATGATAACACCATCGTGAATCTTTTCTCCTGTAAGTCCTTCCCAGAGAAGAGAGTAGCATGTTGCCTGCATCAAGTAGCCCTCGATGTCTTCTACGTTCTTTGGACGCTTTGCTGTCTTGAAGTCAATGACTGCGAGTTGACCCTCGTACTCTGCGATACAGTCAACACGACCAGCAACACCGAAGTTGCCTTTAACATTCAATCCATAGTTTTCACGAATCAATTCTAAGACATCACCCCAAAGAGGAACTTCAAGGGCTCGAATTTTGTCGATCTTGTCGAGTTTGAATTTAGATGACTCGAAAAGAGGAATACTCTCGATCTTCTTGTTGTTTAGGTAGTCTTCAACTAGATTGTGATACTTGTTGCCTCGTGCAGCAGCCTGAGCAGCCATCTTTGCGTTCTCAGGATTCTTTCGCCACTCAGCAAAAAACTCTTCGTTCTCGTGATTGACAACTGTAGTCACTGACGGGTAATGTACATCAACACCATCAATGATGTAGTATCGCTTACCTGTGCTTTCATCGGTGCGTACTTTTCTTTCTGGAAGTTCTACGCTCACATGTTCAAACATTAGTCAAATTTCCTTTGCACTTTTTGTCCTGTCTTTTCTTCGATCTTTGACAAGACATCACGAAAGCCGTTGTCAATCTTTTTTCGACCCAGAGAAACAGCATCACCAATACCAGGTGCACCAACCATTTTTCTGATATCTTTTTTACCACACTTGGGGCATGGTTTTTTTGTGGGTTTGTTTCGATCTTTAATTAGCAATTGCTCTTCAGATGTGTAGTCACATGAACCACAACAATAATCATACGTCGGCATTTTTAAATACTCCAGTGTACCAAGAAGGAACATCTCTCTTGGTCCATTTTGCAAAATAGGATTTCGCGCCGTTGTAATAGTTTCGATATGATTCAACGGCGTCTTCAACTTTGTATTCTTCGGGCATCGCAACAGCAAATCTTGTAAGTTTACCTTGTTTGATATTGTAAGGCAACTGCTCTAGTCTGTCAATGAGATTTTCTGCACTGTGTCTTTTGCCATAACGATATGTGTATTCTTCACACAACGCTTTTGCGTGTTTCTGATGCCAAGAATAGTTCTCAGATGTTTCAAATGTCCACACGGTACACGGGTGATGTAGAAAGGTTGCTTTCCATAATACGTCTTCACGATCATCATTTAGACGCCATCTTTTGATCTTTCTTGGCTTAGCACCTTTACTCATTTCAAAGTAAAGATCACCATCAAGATAGCGATGAGATGTAGAGAGCATCTGCCCAGCCTCAAGAATCATTTTGACGATGTGCTTGTCACACATAGACTGAGCAGAAACAATAGGGTCTTTGTCAATAGCAAAAATATTCATACTAAAAGTATAACAGAAAAACAAGTCGTGTCAAGCAATAGATATAGATTATCTGACTGAGTGGCTTTTCATCAAAGGTATTTATGCTCTAAATACGCCGTCTTGGAATCGAACCAAGTTTGCACGATTATAAGTCGCACTGAGAAATGCCAGTTCCTCCCACGGCGCGTAGTTCTTCTTTTTTTCTCCACTCACGAACCATTGTTCTGTAAGTTTTGTTTGTTCTTGCGGAATCATAAACACGCTTAAAGATTCGTGCCGACTCTGCCTTATCGCAAGTCCAATGATCAGACTCTTGCGGTTTGATTCTGCCTTTATCGTCGTACTTCTTCCCACTACGATGATTGGCGTATCGCCTTGCTCGTGTCCATCCCATCATAAGGAACTTGCGTGCCATATCAGCCCCAACAAACTCATCCCGAATAAGATAGTCATTAAACATAGCGTAAATTCGATTTGCCGAGTCGAACGCGATTTGGGGCGTGCGGAATCGCCAGTGTTTACAGATTTCAGATTTGTATGGTTCACAGAGCAATACTCCTTGTTCTCCTCGACCGATGATATACATTTCTGGATTTTCACGATAATCAATGTTATCAAAATCTAATGTATAATCAAACTCAATCATTTAGAATTGTCCTTTACATACCAAACAACAAATGTTGTCAAGAGTGTTAGGCACAAAAATGGTGCGAAGCAATAACCAATAGTTTCAATCATAGACAATTTTTGATTTCCTATTACTACAGTGACCGTTTTCGTTGATGTCAAGATAGTTCGAACGTTGTCGGTCATCATCATGACCAAGACGATAGTTTACACATTGTATTCCTTCAACACAGAAGTTTGATTTATCAAATACAGTCATAATCTTTTCGACTACTTCTGTAGGAACTTTCCCATCGGTGCTGAGAGGAATATCAATGTGCAATCTATACTGACTCATCTTGTCTCCATAAAATTGGGCAGGGGTGCTGTCACAT